ATATTATCCTAGTGCTACGGCCATCGCCACACTAAAACCCTGTGTTGCTTTTGAATTGACGGCCTCAACTATATCAGTTGGAGTACCCGTAAAGGAATTATTGAGATCACCAATATCACCAACATCGGTTGCAGTACTATTATAAGTACTTCTAAAAGTCTCTAATGTATCTGTTGTTGCTACACTTCTATCGGCCATCGTCTGACGTTCTCCCAAGCAATTGTCTCATCATATCTTTGATATCAGACAATTCTTCTTTTATACTATTTATATCATTTGTATTAGCATTTATCTGGTCTTTGGCGTGTTGTCTCAGTTTGGATGATTCTACTGCTGCTCTATGAGCATCTGAATCAACATTAATAACTGCACCCGTAACTGGGTCTTTTACAATGTCCGTTCTACCTTCAATTATCTTCATATTATGTTGCTAATGATATTGCTCTAAAGTCCTTAATAATTGGTGGTGTTGCACTATTGTTTCCTTGCATCACAATCTTGATTGCGAAAGCATTAAACTCGTCTAGGGCATCACCCGTTCCGTTTGTTTTCTTACCGGCGAGATAAGTGTACTCTTTAAAGTCATCACGGTTCTTTGATGTTGGTACTGCTGTCTCTGGCAGTCCGTCTGCTGTATCACTTGAACCTGTGAAGTTAGTCCAACCTAAATCTTCAAATGGTTCAGCAGCATCAAGTCGTTGTATCTTATAGAGTACACGAATATCCGCACCCGACATCTGTACAGCATCAAACAATACTTTCAATGCCGTTGCAGAGTTTGCCAAAATAACTTTCTTCGTAATGTAAATTGCGGAGTTGTTATCACCTTCTGATTCTGTCATTGGTTTGTAGTTCGTGAATGTGGTGTTCACATCAGAGGAACTATCAATCTCGTTCAACCGATTACTGACTGCTACCACAAACATTCTCTGAGTATCAATTACAGGTGACACATTATCTTGTGTTGATGAAAGTGTCATATTCAAACGGAAAGATTTATTACTTGATAACTCGTTTGTCTCATTGATTGGTGAACAAATGAGATATGGTTTGTCAAAGTAGTAGTCCTCATTCAATGGAATATCAATGGCAGCTGTAGTGCTCGTTCTGGTAAATGATGTTTGTGTTGACCCAACAGTCGTTCCTGTTGTAGCCTGCAACTTAGATGTTATCGCAGTGTTGGGCAAGTCCATTGTTTGTACGATAGGTTGCATAACATCATAAGAGATATTCTTAGTGGCATAAACTTTTGTTCCGCCACCACCTGTCGTTGTCGTTGCATTAGTAGTTGTATTGATAATGAAACTGTCTAGTTCTGGGTTCTCAACAGCAGTATGCACTTTGTTAATCTCAATCAGAGGAATACCAGCAAACATATAAAGTTCCACAATACTGTCATCGTCGTGTGCGGCAGCAGTTGTGTTTGTGCCGTCACCATTGACTGTGCCTCTTGTAGCACCAGTAAGTTGTGTCGTACCCGTCTTACCTGTGTATGTGATAAGTTCTCTATCAATCTTGACTGTACCAGCAGTTGGGAAGTTTGTAACATCGTCACAAGTAATCGTTGATGCGGCATCAGTTAGTGAACCATTCAATAGTGTGTTACCAACATCTGAAATAGCACCTTTGATTTCCACGTTGTTGTTTGTGGCATGGTTCATGTGGTTGACAAACTTGACCTTGACTTTACTCTGACCACTAACTGCTTCTAATGGGTTTGCACTAAGTTTTGGAATCAACCCGTTACCACCACCAAGAGCAGTTTCTGATTTTGTCATTGCTTCGTTGACTACTGTAAACGAACCGTTCTGTGAAGTATCAAACTTGGCACGCCGCAATGTGAACTTCATATCTTCGTATTGTGAAGCAGTCCATGTTGATGCGTTCTGTGACTTGAATAGTGACCCAAGTGTAGGTTGTGTGGAGATAGCTCTGTTACCACCAATATCAATCTCACCAAGTCGTGAAATCCAAATCTTGTATTCAGGACTATCAGATGCAACAACGATACAATATTCTGTATTGTTATTCAAATAAACAGGACCGGGGAATACAAACTTCGTTGGTGTTGTTCCGTCAGTTACGTTTACACTTACATCTGCTGGGTTCAAATACTTTCTAGATAATGGCAATAACTCTTGTGATGGGTAACCATTCTTCATAGATCGTAACTCAACCCATACTGGTAGAGTATCGTCTTTATGTGAGAAGAATATGTCAACACTCGTTACAAAGATACCACCTTCTTGGTCTACCATGATACTCTGAGCAAGTGGGTCAAACCAAGCACCAGTGTTTGTTGAACCGCCTGTTCTTGTAATCTGTCGTGTTTCAACCACATCTCGCTGTGTAATTTCAGCATTTCTTGTTGCAAAGATGAGTTCTTGTTTAGTCTGTTTGTAACCAATCGCCATGTATTCTTTTTCGGCTGATGTTTCTACAAACCCAACAATCTGACTATTAGTAGCACTATCAGTCAAACGAAATGTTCTACGACCAATACGGAATTTTTTTGTATCAGTATTCGGAACTTTGAAACGCCCATGTAATGTACCGACACTATCTGTTACCAATGGGTTGCCGTTTGTCTGGTCGGTTACAGGTGTCGTTGCCAACCAGTTCTGAGCCTCGTCATACTCATTGCCCGTGTTACGAGTAATGCCTGTAAATGTTGTTGCGGTCTTACCAGTGTAGGTCATCTGTTCTTGTTGGATAAACCCAACACCAAATGGATCAACTTCTGTCGTATCACCAACACCCAAAGTACCAGTATCGGGGAACCCTGTAGTTGAAGATACTGTAAGTGTGGTATCTGCCTTGGCGAATGGCGAAGAAATAGTTGTGTCAGATGCACTTGCGCCAGTTGGCTTTACATCTGCGTTTACATCAACACCATCAAAGAAAGCATACATACGAGTATTTGGTTTGAGTCCAGTTACGGAGAAGTTTACATCCCGTGAACGTATCCAAGGTACAATTTCAATATTGGTTACACGATCACCAGCACTGATGTTATCAATACGTTCTACAAGTCGTGTTTCTGTGCCTGTTCTATTCTGACGAACATCAACAGACGACCAACTTGATTCTACTCTACGAATGAGGTTGCGGTTATCACCAGAACCATTTGGGTTTCTTTCGATTCGTGAACTAGAACCACCTCGTTGGTTACCTGTCCAAACATCGTTCCAAGAATTCCAAATTGTACCAAGAGCACCTGCCTCTGTCTGTTCACGGAGCAACTGTTCGTAGTTACCTTCTACGTTAATCGTGATAGAAGGAATACGGTCATCGTCCATCCAAACATCTGTCTCTGGTTCCAATACAAGATCACCGATCCACTGTGTTACAAAGTATGGGTTTACACTTTCTACTCTACTTGCATAGGGTTGAACCATCTCATCACTTTCTGTATAAGTTAGTGTGATAATGTCACCTGTCTTTTGATAACCAAGAGCAGTTCTTGACGAATCGGATGTTGCTTCTTCAATAAGGTCTATGCCACTCTGTACACCTACTGGTCGTAGATGGCCTTTGCCTGGGTCCATAGAAACATGATAATCTTTATGTGATGAATTACCTACGTTGTGACCATAGAAGTTATCGACAACAAACCCAGACTTAAATCGGTTCATACCGTCACCATCTAGAATCATAAACGAATCTGTTTCACGTTCTAATAGACCAAGTGTTGTTGAGTATTCAAGTTTAGCAATACGAGTTTCCAGTTTGCTAATGTCTTTCATCGTGTATCCTCTATTGTTTAGATACTCGACTCCAACATCTTCTGGTTTAAACGTGTAAGGTGGAATAAACAATCTGCCAATCAACATATTGATATTATCTGTTGCTGGGAAAACTGGTTCTTCTGCGGCTGTACCTTTTGTAATAGTAAAGTTACCCTCTTGGTCAAGATAGAGCAAGTCATTACGACCAAGATAGAAATCAAAGTCGGCAGTGACGTTATCATCAGGGGCAACTAAGTTACCAGCAACAGCACCTGTACTCTCAAAGTCCTTATTCTCAAAGGCAAATGGAGAAGTTGATGGTGTTGCCTGATCGTTGACTCTTGGACGGAAATCTAGTGAGTCTGCTAATGGGTATTCACCAATAGGTGCTCTAGACTCTAGGTCTACTCTTGATGCCGTGTAGTAAGGAATCTCATCATAGTCAATCTGACCTGTGTAAGAATCGACTGAGAAGTAATCACCAGTGCCGTGTGTGAAGTAATCATAGATAATCAACAGACGACCTGTTGGTACAGGCACACTTGGTTTTCTGACGATACGGCCTAGATCATAGAATGAGTCTCGTTGCCCAGTGTCTAGGTCAAAACTACTTGTTACATTTCTATCACCAGCGGCAGTTGCTGATACACTGGCAGTAAACCCAGAAGTGCCGCCTGTAACTGTGTCTAGTGTCGTGAAGGTGCCTGCAAGTACAACATACTTTAGTGTAGATGCGGCATCTGAAATAACACGACCTGTTGCACCAGTAGAACTACCCGTGATAATCTCACCAGTAGTAAATGTTCCTGTTGCACTTGTGGTTGTTAATGAAGGTGGAACAGCATCTGTGCCATTACTTGTTGATTCGTAAACACCGTGTAGTTTGTAAACGTCAGCATAAGATAGTGAAATCGTTGCATCACCCAATCGTTCGCCATACACATTCTGTCTTGTACCACCACCAACGTGAGACTGAATCTGCTTCTGAGTCATCTTCTGAGCAGTCTTAGAACGCTGAGCAGAAGTGGCAATGTTGATTGAACCCATAAGTTCAACCTGAGTATTGTTACCCATTACTGTGCCATCAGTAATAGTTAGAGTATTTGTGCCACTACCTGCAGCAGTACCTGTAATCGGAACAACATCACCGACAGAAGCACTACCACCAGCACTACCTGTAACTGTCATCGTGTAGTTACGAGCAACACTTGGTGCGGCCCATGTCTGACCAGCGGGTAGTGTAAGTGTGGCTACACCGGAACCAGTTGCTGTTGTTGTAAACTGTTTTCTGAAAACATAACTCGTATCTGTTGCACCACCACTATCAAGAAGTGTCTTGACATTATCCTTAGGCATCTTGTAGACTAGGACTGTTTCTTCAATCTCCTGAATGGCTCCACGGAGTCTTTTCATTGGAATCTTTGTTAAGTTAGTAGTAACGGCAGCAGACAATGTTAAAGCAAGATTACTTGCAATGTTTGTTACTCGTCTTTCTTCTTCAACACCGGCAGAACCTGTTGGTAGTGAAACAATATCACCAACAACCAAGTCTGTCAAAAATTCTGTGTTGAACCCTGTGACTGCTGTAGTGGTAACATCAATAGAACCGCCAAGTTCTTGACTTTCTGTTAGGTTGACATCAGCAGTGTAGTCTAGACCTGTTGATGTATCCATAAAGATTTGTTTTACATCACGGCCAAAGTTTTTAGTTGTTACACTTGAAATCGTACCGGCAACTGTATCTGTTGTTACACTAGAAGTAAATGCTTCACCTGTAATGAAGTTACCTTGTACCTGCATCAACTGGAATGTTGTTGCAGTTGAAATACTGGCAACCACAACACCTGTAGCACCAGACGATGTTCCTGTGATAACAGCCTTTGCAGTCAATGTGTTATTGTTACTGACTACAAGTGTTTGGAATAGTGTAATGTCAAATAGATAATGATGATGTATTGCAGCAACATTACCCTGAGTACCTGAGTTGAATTCAAAGGCTCTTGATCTAGCAAAACCAATCTGTGACCCAGAAGATGAACCACGACTTGCGGTTTGTTGGTCATACAGTTTTACAAGTTTGAATGGATCAACAGTAGAACCAACCAAACTAATATCGGGCTGTCCATAGACATTATCTACCTGAACATAGTTACCAAGACTTGCGGGTATGGTATCGTTCTGTACATTCTTTGTTGTTCTTGCTTTGTCAAAGTTGACAAATGATGTATTCTGTAGTTCTGTCTCGTAACCATCAACGTATGCTTTACCTGGCGAGATAACCAAAGTCTCTTTAGTCTCTAAACCACCGTTTGCTGCTGTGTAGATGCCACGGTTAGTTCCATCGTCTAGGTTTTCTCTTACTTCAATATCAAAGTGTTTTACAATGTAGTTGCCAGACTCATCATCGGTTCGTCGTGCAATCATATCTTGCACAATACTGTATTCTGTAAACTTAACTCGTTTTTCAACTACACCTTCATTTACCCGAACCAACTCAACAAAGTTTGAGTCATCTGTTTCTGTTAGAGTTTTCTTAGCAAGGGTTAGTGATATCTTGAGTCTATGAGCACCTTTAGCAGCATAGTTAGATGAACCCTGTGCATTGTCTAATAGAGAAGAATCAGTTTCGGGTGTTACCAATGTCTCGGTAACATTCCAACCAACACGATAAGATGGTGTACTTGAGTATTTGTCTAGAACAACAGTCTGCTCTGTATTCTGTACCATGAATCCACGAACAAAGTAAACACCGGCAAGAACTTTGACTGCCGAACCAGTTGCGTTGGCACTTGTTGCAGCAGCTGAAGCAGATACTACACCAGAACTGTATGATGAGATTGCCTTATTGGCAGAAATACTCTCACCGTCTGTAAATGTTGCTGTTGCGTTGTCTGAGGTACTTGGTGTTTGATATTTTACAAACAGAGTATCGGGGTCACCAGTTGTTGAATCTGCAACAACATATCCGATAACCTTTGCCGTTACACCAGATGTGGCGCCTGTAATAATGGCACCATCATACTGATCTAGATAAGTTGCTACTGTACCAGAACCAAATGTAGACTGTAACTTTAGAGCATAGTATTTACTATCGTAACCAACACTACCGGGAATAACGATAGTCCCCTCTTTGAACATATGATTACCAAACTGTTCAATCTGATTTTGCAGAGTGGTTTGTAGTGTTGTTAGTTCTCTTGCCTGAACTGCAAATCCAGGACGAAACAATACACGATAAAAATCGTCGGTCGTCTGAAAATCGTCAAAGTATGGACTTACATTAAAGTTGGTCTTGGCTGGCATATTATACTTCCTAGAATTCGATTATGAGCTTAATATTTTCTGTCTGGTCACTTGCCCGTGTGATAGGTACTCTGTTCTCAACATAGATAGTGTCACCACTATAGTAATCAATCTCTGGATTGTTTACTGATGCTATAGTACCCGATGCACCTCCGGCGCCTGTTACTGTTTCAGTACCAGCAAATGCAGTTTCATCACCGTTGGTATCAACACCTGTATATTGTGTCTGAATGTATTTGAGTACCTTTGTACTTGAGTCAAAGTCTACAACCAAACCTTTGGCCCCAGTTGTTCCACCCGTAATAACTTCATCATTTACAAATGAACCTGGAGTACCACTAAATGTAATTGACTTTAGAGCACTACGAGTATCAGCACTACAAATAGTAGTTGTGCCAAAGTCAAATGGATCACGAACAACACCGATACGTCTAAAGTCTTGGTCAACTACAAAGTCACCAGAACCTGCCGTGCCGCTGAGTGTTGTGTTTGTCATTACATAGAAACCACCAAGTTCTTCAACTGCATCATCCCCATGACCGTTTTTAGGACCGATGATGGGAACAACGATGGCAGAAGTTGATGGAGTACCGATACCTGAGATAGAGTCAATCTTACAGTCGGCAAATGTGTAACCTGAACCTACACCGACAGCAGCAACTGCTGTTACTGCGCCACCTGATACGGTTACTGTAAATGTTCCAGATGAACCATCACCTCGGAGTGTCTGTGTTGAATATGTGCCGTTGGTGTAACCAGCACCACCGTTGGCAATCTTGTAATGTCTTACTGCCCCATCAACAGCAGCGGCTGCCACTGTGGCATCTGTATGAACTGCCATGAAGTCTGTCGTTAGAAAACTTCCAATCTCTGTTGCGGTTAGTGAATACATATACTTCCATACATAACCGTCAGCAGTTGTGAGTTCACTAGTTGATGTTCCTGTTGGTTCAGTAGTTGATGCTGCCCCACCATTGTTTGACATACACTTGTAAACATTACTTGCTGAAGACCTTACAAAGAACTTTGTAGTAGTGGAGAACATATCAGTGCCGCCAGCAACTGTGGTTACTGTTGCGGAGTTGACTGTTGCGCCATAATCAGCACGATAATAGTCATAGACTGTACCTGTTGTCCAGTCGTGTCGTGGAATAACATATGAAACATCACTTGAGGTTACTTTTTTGGCCGCAAGCATATCTCTGAAATACATAAGTTCATCTTCAACATTATCCAATGGAGTTGGAGGAGCACTATCTGTACCACCACCTGCGCCAGAACTAAATGGTTGTGGTCTACCTACAAAGAGATAATAAACAGATGGTGACGCTTCTCCAAATGACTCAAAGAATTGGAGAGCATTGTTGTGTCTAAATTTGTTTGTTACGATTGCTGCCATAGCATTATTTCCTAAAAATATTTATTCTATACTATTTATAACACTTCGTTAGGTCTTATAAAGAGTAACCTCTGTTGGAGGTGAGATGTTGTTTTTTCGTTGCGGGTAATCTGTTATATCACCAATTGTTAGAACTGTACCTTTGTAATCGGTTGCCCAATCTTGTACTCTGAACCCAGGCACACCATCTTGTTTCATTGCCCATCGTATTGATAGAACATTTACTCCGGTCAAGTGACTTGCTGCTGATGTAGAATGTGCACCTCTTGTACAACCTGTTAGATTGTTAGATGACTTGCCTGTGTAGTCAATCAACTCATCGCCGATTTGTATTGTGCCTGCTGATGGGTAAACTGAACCATCTGCAACAGTAATAGTAGTCACCGCATTGTTTATACCACCATTCAATGTAGATAACGGCAATCCGGCAGTATAAACTGCGTGACTCCTAAAGGTGTATGTTGATGTTCTTGTTTTTTGTATACTCTCAGCGAACATAAATCGGTTTAGTGTACCATAGTCGGGTCTTGAACCACTGGTATCACCTCTTAAACCAAATTGATATTCAATATCCATCACATGATTTAATGTTCTATCTCGTTTACCTCGTAAGCCATAAACTGCATTGACTGTTGCGGTTACACCCGAACTGCCACCAGTAATGGTCTCTGTTGCTTGAAATATTCCAGTAAGAGCAACATAGGTAATAATACGAAGCCCAGCATCAGAAGTTTCCTCTATCGCAACTTTACCTGTTGCGCCTGATGTTCCGCCGGTGATAGTTTCATACAAAGTAAATGCGGCACCTGTTGAGACTGCCAATGCAGGATCATATAATCTATCCTTATTAGGTTCATTGGCTTCTGCCATTGGTGATGGGTTAATAGGCACTTGATCTGTAGTACCCAAACGCATACCAAATAATGCAGACCAGATAAGTTTATATGCAGGACCAAGAGAACTGATAGATGTAATGTTAGCAAGTTGGGAAAGTCTACTTGCAATATCTACCTGACCAAATACTGCCCAACCGCCGGGGTGTACAGTAGATAAAAGATCATCACGCCAGTTGGCAATTGATGTTGCTGTCTTTACTACATAAGAATAATCTTGGTAGTAATAACTGTCCTGAATCTTCTTAGAAGAATCTGAGATAAACCCATCTTCGTTTACAAACTTACCACTACGATCTACAACGGCACCAACCTTGCCTGGAATATTTGTTTCAACATATGAGTTTACTAATGCAGTTTTTCCAGAACCAGCACCCAAAATAACTTCGTTTGCTTGGAAAGGAGTAGCGCTTAGTTGATCCATCTTTATAATGCCGGTTGCATTATCTTGAGCCTTGAATCGTGCTGTGGCACCTGATGCCAAACCTGTAACAGTTTCGTCTAGTGTAAATGCACCACTTATCAAAGTAGTCAAGAAGTTAGATGTGGTATCAAACAATAATGACTCTTGGTCTGAATAATGAGTACCCTGATTGATGATGTTGATAGATGCGATATCACCAACACCTTTACCCTTTGCCTTTACTGAACCGTTTGTACCTTGTGATGATGTGATCGTGATTGTGGGTAGATCACTGTATCCATAACCTATTGTGGTTACTCGTACATCGGTAATATCTCTTGTGCCTGTTGCTCGTTCCTGTACGATAACAGAACCATCGTAAGTGTCACCCCTAACAGTCTCACCTTCAAAAATAAATCTATCAGTAGACTCCATTCCAATATCATCTTCATTGGAAACATAATTGTCTACGGTGTTCGTTAGTATTCTTGCCTTGTATGAAGATGTGCCACCCTTGAGTGTTTCGCCAAGTGTAAATGTTCCAGAACCGGCTTTGTAAAATACTTTATTCACATCCGTCTGAACTTTAATAACTGTACCTGTTGCTCCAGATGTTAGACCTGTAACAACTTCACCGATATTGAATACACCAGTTGATGTGTCGTAGGTGAAAATAGATTCTTCTAATAGTATCTCGCCGGGTGCGCCTGTTGTTCCATCTTCTAGGGTAACTCTAAACTGACCAGTCAAAGTACCATCTTCTGGAATGATACCACCGTTGACAATAGAGATTTCACCGGCAAGTGCTGTGCCACTTGTATTCGTTACGACTAGTTGATCGCCGATCTCGTAACCAGTACCACCGGCATCTACGATTATTTCTTCAATCGTACCTGTTGTTACCGATGTAATAGATGCAGAGGCATCATTACCTGTATCAGATGTTATCGTAACAGAATCGGCGGTTGTAAAATATTGACTTGTCTGATAATCGGAAGCAGAGGTGTTAGCAGATGCAACAATAGAATCTGACTTTGCTCTAATAGTCAAGTTATCGTTTGTATTATCAGCACCAGATATTGTGTGACCTGAAACAAAAGTACCGTCTACACTTCCAGGGTTCAATACAAACTCTGTAATCGTTTCACCTGATAACTGATATTGGAAAACACTATCAACTACAGCAGTCGCCTTTCCAATAACACTGAATCCCTGATTGAAATATGCACCACCAGACAAAATACTAAAGTCTGTAACAGCAGCTTGTGTAATAGTCTGACCAGTTAGTTTTGTTAGGTCATCAATACCAGAAACATTTTCCTCATTGATAATCTGTGACCCATCTTCCATAAGTATGAAGATTTCACCAGCAGAGTCAGACGCATCTTCCATAAGAATAGTAGAGTTAGTTGCATAGACTCTCAGGATGGTATCGTCTGACCAATTACCATCCGAGACCCTGAGCATATCTTTGGTGGGGTAGTAAAGATCAGCATCTTCATTAAGCAATATTCTAAAGAATAACTGATGACCCTTCTTAGTACCTTTGGCACGATAGAGGTCTTTGATATTCTTTAGAAGATTTCTTTTATTGATTCCTGTATCAAGACTGTCTGGAATAGTCCGCATAAATGCTTTTTTGAACTGTGTAAAGAAAGCATCAATCGTCTGGTCAACATCCATATAGTCCAGAAGTTGCATAACATTCTGAACTGGGTTAGCAGTATAACTTACAATGTTTGCTGTTGCACCGGAATCAGCTCCAACAACCTGTTCGCCCAAAACAAACTTATTCTGTGCAGAGATAAACAAACGCTGGCCACTACTAACATCTTCCGTTCTAACCGTAGCAGTCGCCTTTGATGTTTGCCCAGTAATAGTCTCGCCGTTAGTAAACGCACCGACACTTCTGATACGACTGCCGCCAACAGTATCATAATCTTCCAGTAGAATGTTATCTGATGAACCTGTACGATATCGGTTGACATCTTCATAGGTCATAAATGTTGTAGACCCCTCTTCAAAAATAATAGAGTCTACAGAACCAAAGTCTTTTAGTTTGAGTTCTGCCGATTCCAAAAACTCATAATAAGCTTTTAGAAACGCAAGAAAGTCAGGATGATCTGACTTGACAAAATCAGGTTGCTGATCTGTAACCTGAGTAGAGACTTTGCTATAAATTGTTGCCATTAGTAAGAACTAGAACCGGATGTAGTGGAACTGGATGTAGCATAAGAACTGGATGTAGCGTATTGTGTTCCACCGTCTGATGTGCCGGCAGCAATACTATCTGCCGTACCTGTTACTGATAAGTTCAAAGTATCAATCTCAAGCACTTGGTTTCTCACGGGCACGATATCGTTAGAAGATGGTTGTACCGTGATACGAATCTGTGTCTGTGTTGCACCGTCATAGTTTTCTACTGATGCGATGTTTTCATTACTCAACTCAATTTTACCTGTAGTGTAGGTTATCGTACCGACTGCGGCAGACTTATAAACTTTAGATGTGCCAGAAATATAGTAGGCGTTTATGTTGCCCTTACCGTCATCTTCATAGTAATAAACATTTGTGTCACCAGTGTATTTGAACCCACTGGAAGAAACAACACCCCCGGCACTTGTACCTGTTGTAGATGCAGCGTGGCCACTATGAGGATTATAGATTGCGTTCTCAAAACTAATCGTGTATTTTGTATCACTGCCTGTCGTGGGCAAGAATGTTTTGCTCATCTTGATTGTAGTGATGTTAGACAGAATAGATGGATCGACTTCATCAATCATAGTAGTAAACTTAGAATATCTGAATATCGCTTCATGTTTCTCTAGGTTATCATCTGAGAATGTGCCGATAGAAGTCGTAATCAATGCTGCCAAGTCTTCCTTACTCTTTGCAGTAACCGTGTTATTAAACTTAAAGTTTACTGTAGGAATAATTTTGGTTGTCTCTGGATCAAGAATCTCAGGAGTTACTGATGCAACATTGTAGTCCTCTAACGATGTTACAATAGAATTTTTAGTTGACTGTGTTAGTGTGTTACCTGCCTTGGGACGAATACTGATATAGACCTTACCGTAGACTGGCGGGTCAGCATACTCGCCACCCCACACTGCGATTGACTCAACATTAGGATAGATAGTAGGAACAATGGCAGCATAATCTTTAGCCGTCACCGTTCTGTTCTGTGCCGCATAACTGAATGGGGCATTGTATTTGATAGAGTCTAGATTTTCGGCATATGCACCACCGGCAGCACCTGTCATTGTTGTAGTTGTAATATCAGAGAATCCACTTATAGATCCACTTGCTACAAAAGAAACAGCCCCATTGGCCTCATCACCGTTGGTAATCACATACTTTAGAATGACAATGTTACCATCTACAAGTGCCTGCCCCACTACACCGTCACCAAAGTAAATCTCCCACTCGCCATTGACTGTTTCTTGGTAGAAGAACGCAGTAGTAGTGCTCGTGATATCGACTAAGGACGTTGATTTGGAGTAGTTTGTAGTGGTAACATCTGATGAACTATTCTGTACCTGTACCTTGATTGTAGAGATATCTACGTTGTCATTTGGAATAACAAACTTCTGATCCGTATTACTTAGATCAACAGTAAAACGTGTTGTGGCCCATGTACCTTCATAAACAGGAATACCTGCATCAGAACCAAAAACGTAAATACCGGAAGATGGTTGAATTGTCCGTTCTACCGTATTGACAAACTGATACGATACGCCGTTGATGGTCGTGGTCAAAGCATAACCTTCAGGCATCGTGACGTTTGGTGTACTGGCATCGTTTACTTGCACTTTAACATAGGCGGTAGGTGCCTTGACAGATGTGGTGGTGTAACCTAGAGACTTGGCATGAGAGGTTACTGAATTTCTCTTTTGTGCCGTATCTAGGAACATTTCGTTTGCCATCATGTTGGCAAGAAACGCATTGTAGTGAGTATTATAGGCAAGAGTATCTAACAGAATATTCATACCCGAACCTTCAAAGTCATAGTCAGTAAAATCTGTCTGACCTTTCAGATATGTTTTTAGATTGTTCTTGATGCTATCAAAATCTAGTTCCGTGATCTGCATCTTGCCTTTGGTGTTTATTCCTGCTGCCATTATCGTATTCTCTGTAACATTAGATCGACTTCTTCCAATCTATCTGGTGCGTTGTTAATAGTAAAACTAATTCTACAATTCAGCGCGTTATTGTCTAAAGCCGTTTCTACAAGACCAAAATCTACTTGTTGTAAAGTAACTCTAGGTTCAAATTTGTTTATACTGTATTCTATTCTGGTTCTTAAAGCAGATAATTCAATAGGACCAAAATTTTCAAATAATGAAGCCCTAACGCCCGTTCCGACTTCTGGATGAAACGGTTTCTCGCCAGGGTTCAACAGAACCAAGTTACGAACACTTCTTTTTATAGCCTGAACATCGGTAACTTTAGAAATATCTTTAGTCACTGGGTTTGGCGAAAAGAAAAGATTTAAATCCTTATATAGAAAGGAATCTCTTTTGCTATTATTGACGGATTGAGCATCGTCAAATCCTTCGTTGTATTGTACTTGAGCCATTCTAATATTTATCTACTTTCCTTGACCTCTGTACTTTTTATAGTCCCGTTTTGCGTTTTTACTCTTAGGTCTAGATCGTACAGAATTGCCGATAGATGTTTTCTTTTTCACGGACTCTAGTTTCATTGCTAGAGTTTTTATTTGTTTAGCCATTTTTCCTTTTCACTTTCTTCTTACCATTGCCATTATGGTGATGATGGTGATGAATGTCTCTTACTTTATCTTCTTTCTTCCAGAAGATTAATACCAAACCATAAATGACAAATAATGTTAAAACTAGTTTTACTGGAATAATCCAAACTAGTACACCGATGAGTACCATAATGGTACCCAAACTTAATTCTCTTTCTTTCACTTTCTCAATCAAATCTTTTATCATTGTTTTCTCCTTACATACAAACATCGTCATACTTCACATTCATGTTTCTACGATAGTTTGCTTCGTAGCTGTGTATCCGACGAGGTTTAAATAGGTTAATTAAAAATCTCATTTTATATCTCCTTAACATGGTTTTACAGGATCAGTAGGTCTATCAACTTCTGGTCCGAGAGGCATAATTGTCTTATTGTGATCTTTATATCCGCTCCAAGGTTCTTCCAGTTTATAGGTGAACCCACCTGTTCTGACCATTTCACTTTGATCCATTTCAAACACCTTAGTTGTATTTGTAGAAGGTAGTTTCTTAGTGACATAAGCACTTAGTCCATTCTGCAAGTTTTCAATAGTATCGTGAAGGTTACGAATATTCTCTCCACCGACACCCAACTCAACATCGTTTTTATTAAGTGCTAGTTGAGTCACACTTGTACCTACTGCTGGCCTTGGATTGGGCAAGTCAATAGATAACAATTCCATAGTTTCTGGAACATAGGCATATTTGCCAACTTCTGCTTTGGGAGGATTAGACCCGTGATTAAGCATAATAACACCCGAGGCATCTCCCAACAAATTACCACCACAAGCATATAGACCAACATTCTGAAACCCTGTTATTCTAACTTCCCCAGCCGCAGCAGAAATATTCATATCGCCTGATTGGGAAGATGCAAAATAAGAACCAGTAGCAGTATCTTCAATATGCCCCTCTCTGGTAGAACGATAAAAGTTATTCCATGCCGTAATGTCTACGTTGTATGCTGCGGCAATATGAATGTTGCCTGGGTCACCTTCTAACAATGTCTTAACACTAATAGGTGCCTGATTAGACTGCATCGCAATACCGTATTGTTTAGGTCTTGTCTCATCACCGATAGCCTCAACCTCAATATGACCTGCCTTCATACGAATCTTGGATCGTTCTCCCTTATTTCTAGAACCGGCACGATACTCGTCAGTCTGTCCTGGGGTAACACCAGTACCGTGTAAGTTGATGTGACCATCTGCCTGCATATTGATATCACCATCGGCCTTGAAGTTTATATTACGTTTTGAATGTATATCTAAGTCACCACCAGACCACAACTGTAACTTCCAGTTAGCAGATATCTCAGCACGGTCGTTGTATCGTATCATTACCTCATCGTCAAACGTATGTACAACTTTGCCTTTGACATAAACATAATCGTCGTGTAACCGAATGTCGTAGTTGTCACCCTTTACATAGTTTGTCCGTGTGCCGTTGTGGTCGATCTCGTAGTGAGTACCAGAACGATGCATTTGATGTATTCGTTCTGCCCCAGGCGTATCATCATACTCCATAATGTGACCTGACTCAGATTCATAAACATTGTTGTATGGGTAACGAGCATTGAAGTCACCAGTAGGTTGGTTCCAATGCATTGCGTTGACACCAGTTTCTGGGTCAGGTGAACCGATATTGATTTGACGTTCCCGCATATCGGCCTTCCAACATAGTGACCAATG